ATTAAGTACTAAAGATGGAGTTACTGTTGCTAAAAATATAGTTTTAAAGGAAACTAATCAAGAATTAGGAGTACAACTTATTAAGTGGGCAGCTATTAAAACTGCTGATAGAGCAGGTGATGGAACAACAACATCAACTTTATTAGCTAGAGAAATGATTAAGGATGGTGTTACAGCTTTAGATAATAAGGAAAATGCTGTTCAAATTAAAAGAGATATTGATTCAGCAGTTAAAAATGTAATATCAGAACTTAAAAATATTACTGAGGATATTGATAGTGAGAATCAGTTAGAACAAATTGCTACTGTATCAGCTAATAATGATGGAGAAGTAGGTAAATTAATTGCTACTGCTATAGATAAAGTAGGACAACAAGGAGTTGTTCATATTGAATCTTCTAGAACAGGAGATAATTTTATAGAAACAGTTGAAGGTATGCAATTTGCTAGAGGTTATAAATCACCTTATTTTGTTACTAATAATGATGATATGACTTCTGTACTTGAAAACCCGGCTATTCTTATTGTAGATGGTAGATTATCATCAGTTAAAGAATTACTTCCTATTTTAGAAGCTGTAGGTGCACAAGGTAAATCATTATTAATAATCGCAGAAGATATAGATAATGAAGCTTTAGCTACTCTTATTGTTAATAAAATGAGGGGTACATTAAGTGTTTGTGCTGTTAAAGCACCTGATTTTGGTGATAGAAGAAAAGTTGTACTTGAAGATATAGCTATTACTACAGGTGGAACTGTATTTAGTAAAGATAAGGGAATGAAATTAGATAAATTCTCTTGGGACTGGTTTGGTGAAGCTAGAGTAGTTACAGTTGAAAAAGAACAAACTACCATAGTTGATGGTAAAGGTGATTCTAAGGATATAGAAAAAAGAGTAGAGGAAATTGAACACCAAATAGAAAAAGCTAATACACCTTATGAAATTGAGCAACTACAAAATAGATTAGCTAAATTTGTAGGTGGTGTAGCTATAATCCATGTTGGTGGTTTTACTGAAACCGAAATGAATGAAAGAAAGGATAGAGTTGATGATGCATTACATGCTACAAAAGCTGCTATTGAAGAAGGTGTATTACCAGGTGGAGGTGTTGCTTTACTATATGCTAGAGAAAGTATTAAAAACTTAGATAGTATTGGAGGCCAAATCGTGTATAAAGCCTGTGGTAAACCATTTGAACAAATTTTAGTTAATGCTGGTTATAGTACAACTGATGCTCAAGTTATGGGTAAATATAAATTAGTTGATTCAGGTAATGATCATTGGGCTGGAATTAATATCAATAAAGGAACGGTAGTTGATTATAAAGAAGAGGGTGTAATTGATCCTACTAAAGTTACTAGATTAGCATTACAAAATGCAGCTTCAGTAGCAGGTACAGTTTTATTAACAGAGTGTACTATTATTGAGGATAGAGATAGTGATGAATTTAAGGAGAAAGGTTACTCAGATAATGGAGTTCCTCAACCAGGAGTTGGATTATAGTAGAAACTTTCGTATATTATAGTTATGGGAAAAACAAAGGTTATAGAAGAGAATATCTTAATTGCTCGCAGAGTACCACCAGGTGATAAATGGAGACTTGTCGCAAATGAACCTGATGGTCCTATCCATAAAACGCTTACTGATACCTTAGAAGCGTATATGGTAAAAACTGGCTTTAAAGGGGAGTACAGGTTAGCTCCCCTTAAAAGTGAGTTATATGCTATTTCTACTAGTGAAGAAGAAATTAAACCAGAACCAGTTAAACAATATTCTATTTATGGAGAATACTAATCATAGTTTATTAGTAGAAAAATATAGACCTACTGTACTAGATAATTATGTAGGTAATAATAATATAAAAAATGTTATATCTAAATATCTAGAACAAAATGATATTCAAAATTTTATATTTTATGGACCTGCTGGTACAGGAAAAACTACATTAGCTAAATTAATAGTTAAAAATTTAGAATGCGACTATGTTTATATAAATGCCAGTGATGAAAGAGGTATTGAAACTATAAGAGATAAAGTATCTAGTTTTGCATCTGTAGCATCATTTAAACCACTTAAAGTAGTTATATTAGATGAAGCAGATTTTCTTACTATTCAAGCTCAAGCATCATTACGTAATATAATAGAAACATTTTCTAGAACTACTAGATTTATTTTGACTTGTAATTATGTAGAACGAATTATAGACCCATTACAGTCTAGATGCCAGGTATTAAAAGTAGTTCCTCCAACTAAAAAAATTACTGCACTTCATTTATTAAAAATATTAGATCAAGAAAATATTAGACATACAGATGAAGATATAATTAGTATAGTAAATCAATTTTATCCAGATTTAAGAAAGTGTATTAATGCTATTCAAGCTAATACTGTTGATTCACAACTTAAATTAGATAAATCTGTTTTATTTTCATCTAATTATGTTAATAAAGTAATAAGTGAATTAGGTAAAGACAAACCTAATTTTAAAAAAATAAGGCAAATAATTGCTGATGCTAATACAGATGATTACGAGGAATTATTCCGAGAATTATTTGATAGTGCTAGTGAATATTTACCAGGTAAAGAAGGTACAGTAGCTGTATTAGTTAATGACCATCAATACAAGTCTAATTTCCGAATTGATAAGGAAATTAATATAATGAGTTTAATCAATAATTTAATTTTACAAAAATGAATGGACAAGCAGGAGGCGGTACACCTCAACAAAGACCACAAATGCAAGTAGATTTAACTACTACAACTGGAGTTAAAAATTCTAAAGGCACTAACATATTTAAATCAGCAGTTATATTAAGAAAAATTTCTAAATATGTAGCTGGAACTGATTCAGATGCTATTATGCCTATCCCAGTATTTATTGATCCTTACAATGATAAAATTGTAGCAGACGGATTACCACTGGAATTAAGAGAAGAATTAGCTGACGAAAGTTTTTTGACTGGAAAGGATGATTAAAAATATTTGGGATTGGCTAAAACAAATAAATTATATTAAAGCTGATCCCTCCTCTTTTTCTGATAAAGATTGGGATATTTGGAATAGCTATATGGTGCATAGATTTATTTCTATGAATCAAGATTACTTAGATATAGTTAATGAAGTACAAAGCATTAATCCCCAAAATAAAAAAGAGATTTATACCATTTATAGAGAGTATATTCCTAAAAATAATAAATGGAATAAGTATATTAAATCCAATGTCAAACAACATAAAAGTGAACTATTAACTTATTTAGCTAAATATTGGGAATGTTCACAGAACGAAGTAAAGGAATATTTAGATTTTTTGGAAGATGATGAAATACTTCGTATATTGGAACGTATGGGAATACAACAAAAAGAATTAAATAAATTATTATGAATATAGAAGTATACAACTTTTTAAAAGCGGAAGCAGAAGCAGATAAAGCTAAAGCTTTAGCTAGTATTAAATTACTAACAGGACACCCAGCAGGTATAGGTGATCATTCAACTAAAGATTACTGGGATAACTGTACTGAATCTCTTAAATTACTTGCCTCAGCGGAGGAAAGATTAGAGACATTAGATAAATATTTTAATACTGCACCTAAAAAAGATCAAATAAATGGATAGCAAAAAGGCATATGAAATGAGAAAAGAGGAATTACAGTGGGGTGATACTCTTCCCAAAAAAGAAAAAACTATAGATGGCTTAGGAGTTATAGAAGTATTTGAAACTGAATACCCCGAATTAGCTAGTGAATTTAAAAATATCCAGGAGGAAATGTATGAAATGTTTGCTCGTAAGCATATGGATTATGGTTTAAATAATATAGCTTTAGGTGGTGATCTTACTAATGAATCAGATAAGAAATTCTCACTCACTGGCCTATGTATCCGTTTAACTGATAAAATATCTAGATTAAAAAATCTTCTTTCTAATGGTAAAAATTATGTTAAGGGAGAGGGCATGGAAGACACGTTTATTGATATAGCTAATTATGGTATAATTGGCTTATTAGTAGGTCGTGATAAGTGGAAGAAATAATATGGCCAAAAAAATTCCTAAAATAGTTAAGGAGATTCAAAACAATCCTCCAGAGAAGGTAAACTTTGCTTTTCAAAAGAATATATCTTATTCTCAATATTCAATGTATAAGCAATGTCCTCATAAATGGAAATTACACTATAAGGATAAAATAAATCAAAGAGATACTTCAATTTATTTAGTATTTGGTATTGCTATTCATGAAGTAATACAAGAATATTTAGACGTCTTTTACAATGTTAGTAAAGTTAAAGCTAATGAAATTGATTTAGAGGCATCATTCCAGGAAAAATTTATTGAATCGTATCAAAAACAATATAAAGATAATAATAATGAACATTTTTCTGATGCGGTTCAGATGAGAGAATTTTTTGAGGATGGTGTTGCTATATTAGAGTTTTTTAAGAAAAAAATAGGTGGTTATTTTTCTAAACGAGGAAATCATTTAGTAGGTATTGAGTTACCTATTGTTTATGCTCCTAATAAAATGAAAAATAATTTACTTTATACTGGTTTTTTAGACGTAGTTATATATAATGAGAATTTAGATGAATTTGAAATTATAGATATTAAAACCAGTACTAGGGGTTGGACATCAAGAATGAAAAAAGATGAAGATAAACAATTCCAACTTATTTTATATAAACAATATTTTTCTGATTTGTATAATATACCTTTAGAAAAAATCAATATAAAATATTTTATTGTAAAAAGGAAACTATGGGAAAAAAGTGACTACCCACAGACTAGAATACAAGAATTTAAACCGGCTAGTGGTAAAATAAAATTAAATAAAGCTAAAAAGGCTATATTATCTTTTATTAATGAAGCGTTTAATTCTGATGGTAAAATTAGGGAACAAAAGTATCCTTGTAGATGTGGTCAATGTCAAACTGTTTTTGTCTAGTTATTAACTTTCATATATTTACATATATGTATAAACAAATATAATGTTATTAAATAATCAAGATTATGAGTAATAAAAAACCAATGACACTAACAAGTGTTAAAGTTCAAACCGACTTGTTTAATGATTTTAAAGTAGAATGTGTTAGAAGAAAATTTTCATTCCAAAAACTTGCAGATCGAAGTATCTTTTTGTATCTTACAGATGAAGATTTTAGAAAAAAAGTTACTAACCAAACTACTTTAGACCTTTAAATAATAAATTAATGAATAAAAGTTATAAACATCTTCCAAAAGATAAAAGGAAGAAAATATTATTAATCACAGATGATATAAGAGTAAATTCCGGTGTAGCTACTGTAGGTAGAGAAATTGTAGTTGAGTCTTGCCATCATTTTAATTGGGTTCAAATTGCAGGTGCAATAAAACACCCTGATCAAAAGAAGAAAATGGATATAAGTGCAGATTGTAATAAATTTGCAGGTATAGATGATGCTTCTGTTTTTCTATATGGTGTTGATGGGTATGGAGATCAAAATATATTAAGACAAGTTATTCAAATAGAAAAACCAGATGCTATTCTATTAATCACTGATCCAAGATATTTTACTTTTATATTTAATATGGAGCATGAAATTAGAAAATCTATTCCTATTGCTTATCTTAATATTTGGGATGATTATCCTGCTCCAATGTATAACCAGGCATTTTATGAGTCATGTGATTTATTAATGGGTATATCAAAACAAACAGTTAATATTAATAGATTAGTTTTGGGTGATAGAATAGGTAATAGGATTTTAAAATATGTACCTCATGGTTTAAACCATGATCACTATAAACCTATAGATGATAATGATCCTAAGTTTATTGAGTTTAAAAAACGAGTATTAGGTGATCAAGCTGAATCTACTAAATTTGTAGCTTTCTTTAATTCTAGAAATATTAGAAGAAAACAAATCCCAGACACTATGTTAGCGTTTAGGGTATTTTTAGATTCATTACCTAGAGAAGAAGCTGAGCACTGTAAATTAATATTACATACAGAAATAACTTCAAATCATGGTACTGATTTAACTAAAGTAAATGAATACTTATTTGGAGAAAATTATCCTAATCATGTTATATTTTCTACTGCAAAGTTAGGTAGAGATGAATTAAATATGCTTTATAATTTAGCTGATGTTCAGATGTTATTAACCTCAAATGAAGGTTGGGGATTAACAATTACAGAAGCTATTTTAGCAGGTACTCCTATTATTGCTAATACAACAGGAGGAATGCAAGATCAAATGAGATTTGTAGATGATAAAGGTAATTGGTTTACTCCATCACCTGATGTTCCTTCTAATCATAGAGGCACCTATAAAGAACATGGTGAATGGGCATTTCCAGTTTACCCTACTAGTAGATCAGTTCAGGGTTCACCTCCAACACCTTATATTTTTGATGATAGATGTGATTGGGAAGATGCTACTGAAAGACTTAAAGAATGTTATAAATTAGGTAGAAAGGAACTTAAACGAAGAGGTAAAGTAGGTAGAGAATGGGCTATAGGTGATGAAGCTGGATTTACATCTAAACATCAAGGCCATAGAGTAATGGAAGCATTTACTGAATTATTTGATAAATGGGAACCTAGAGAAAAAATCGAAATAATAAACACTAATGATTATAAAGGTCATTTTTTAAACCATAAATTAATTTATTAATGAATAAACCAAGTTTTTATATAAGTTGTCCTTTTGATACCTATAGTGGTTATGGGGCAAGATCAAGAGATATTGTTAAGGCAATTATTGATTTAGATAAATATGATGTTAAATTATTATCCCAAAGGTGGGGAGATACTACTTGGGGGTTTTGTAAAGACCATAAAGAATGGACTTTTTTATATGATCATTCAGTTCCTAATACTGGGGATAAACAACCAGATATTTGGATGCAAATTACTATTCCTAATGAGTTTCAACCAGTTGGTAAATTTAACATAGGATGTACTGCTGGAATTGAGAGTACGGGTTGCCAAGGTGAATGGGTTATAGGTTTAAATAGAATGAATATGAATTTTGTTTCATCTAAACATAGTAGAAATGTATTTCAATCCTTGGAATTTGAAGAATATGATAATAATACTAAAAAACCTAATGGTAAAAAAATTAAATCTGAAAAACCCATACATGTTATATTTGAGGGTGCTGATTTAGATATTTACAAATATTTACCATCTAATGAAGTTAAATTAGATTTAAGTGATATTAAGGAATCGTTTTGTTTTCTATTTGTTGGTATGTGGATGGAAGGAGATTTAGGACATGATAGAAAAAATGTCTCATTGATGATTAAAACATTTTTTGAAACATTTAAAGGCCAAAAAGTTAAACCTGCTTTAATTTTAAAAACATCAACTGGTGTAGAAAATTATATGAGCAGAAATGAATGTTTAAATAGAATTAAAAATATTAGAGAACAAATAGGTGGCGATTTACCTAATGTTTATCTACTTCAGGGTGATTTCACTAATAGTGATATGAATGAGTTATATAATCATCCCAAAGTAAAAGCAATGGTTAGTTTTACTAAAGGTGAAGGATTTGGTAGACCATTAATGGAATTTTGTTTATCTAAAAAACCTATTATTGCTTCTGGGTGGTCAGGACAAATGGATTTCTTAAATCCTCAATTTTGTCAATTAGTTCCAGGTAAACTAGAAAATATTCATAAATCAGCTGCTAATAAATGGTTATTAGAAGAATATCAATGGTTTGGAATTGAAACAAGGCATGCTAAAAGGATACTAAAAGATGTTTATAGAAAATATAAAAAATATGTTGTACCAGCTAAAAAGCAAGGGCATCATATTAGAACTAATTTTAGTAGACAAGCAATGGGGGAATTAGTAGGTAAAATTTTAGATGCTAATTTACCTAAATTTGCTCAACAAGTAGAGTTAAGTTTGCCTACATTGAATAAAGATGTTGAATTACCTAAATTAAGTTAATATGCAATATGATACAATTATAGATTGCCCTAAATCTGGAGGTGATCTATGTTATAAAGTAGAAATAAATAAAGATATAACTAATTTTCTTAGTTTATCTTGTGGATACTGGACTAACACATTAATGAAAGAAGATTCTGAATTTTATAAAGAACAATTAATTACACTCCCTGAATTATATAAGGATTTAGCTTGGACTGATCCTGATACTAATTTAATTTGGATACCAAATACAATTAACATACCAGATAAAGGTATGGTTTTTGCTAATGGATCTAGTATTGATGAATGGAGTTGGGCAGCTGTAAAGGCTGTTGAATTAGAGGAAGGTGATGAAGCAAAAGTAGAAGGTCAAACACATAAAATGGATATGTCTACTTTAAAATCGTTTGTTGAACGTGATTATATGGATGCTCTTTCATATATTGGAGTATTACCTGAATAATATGACTATAAGTTATGCAATAACAGTTTGTAATGAGTTTAAGGAATTAAAAAGATTAGTTCCTTTACTTAATGAATTCATTAGGGATGAGGATGAAATGGTTATATTATTTGATAAAGGTAAAGGCACAGATCAGGTTTGGGAATATTTACAATTTTGTTTACAAGAATATAAAAATGTAAAAGTTAAATCTGAAACATTTAAGGGCCACTTTGCTGAATGGAAAAATAAACTTAATAGTTTTTGTACTAAAGATTTTATATTTCAAATAGATGCAGATGAAGTACCTCATAGACTATTATTAGAATCCCTACCTATTGTTTTAGAAAAAAATCCCAATAATGAAGTTTACTTAGTTCCTAGAGTTAATACTGTAAAAGGATTACTACCAGAACATATTGAAAAATGGAGATGGAATGTTAATAATAATGGATGGGTAAATTGGCCTGATTATCAACTTAGAGTTTATAAAAATACTAAAAGTATTTATTGGGCAAATAAGGTACATGAAACTTTATTTGGTTATAATACTTATTCTCCATTCCCTAAGGCAGAACAGTGGTGTTTGTATCACCCTAAAACAATTGAAAAACAAGAAAAACAAAATAATTATTATGATACCCTTATTTAAAGTTTTTATGGCACCAACTGCTAAAGAAAAAGTTGGGGAAGTACTTGATAGTGGATTTATAGGTCAGGGACCTAAGGTAGATGAATTTGAACAAAATCTTCAAACATGGTTTGATAATAAAAATATTCAAACACTTAATGCTGGTACTTCAGCTTTACATATGGCTTTACATTTATTAAAAAAACCTAAACCACATTGGGATGAAGATGTTTTTCAAGGTGTAGCTTATGTATCTCATAATTGGCCTGGTTTACAACCTGGTGATGAAGTATTATGTACTGCTATGACTTGTACTGCTTCTAATTGGCCAGTTTTAGCTAATGGTTTAAAAATAAAATGGGTAGATATTGATCCAAAAACATTAAATATGGATTTGGATGATTTAAAAAGTAAAATAACTGAAAAAACTAAAGTTATTATGGGTGTTCATTGGGGTGGATATCCAATTGATTTAGATAAATTAAGAGATATTAGAACTAGTTTTAGAGGCAAGTTTGGTTGGGCACCTGCTGTTATTGAAGATGGAGCTCATTCATTTGGTTCTAAATATAAAGGGAAATTAATAGGTAACCATGGTAATTTAACTATGTTTTCCCTTCAAGCCATCAAACATGTTACTTCGATTGATGGAGGAATTTTAATATCCCCACATGATGAATTGCATAGTAGAGGTAAGCTGATTAGATGGTACGGAATAGATAGGGATGGAGACAGAAAAGATTTTAGATGTGAAGCTGATATACCAGAGTGGGGATATAAATTCCATATGAATGATGTTTGTGCTGTAGTAGGTAATGAGAATCTAAAACATGCTAATGATTTAGTTGCTAAACACAGAGCTAATGCTGCTTATTATGATGAACACCTTCAAAATATAGATGGAGTTACATTATTAGAGAGAGAAGAAGGGTTTGATTCCGCGTTTTGGATTTATTCTTTATTAGTAGATAATAGAGATGGCTTTTATAAACATATGGATGAATGTGGTATTTCAGTTTCTCAAGTACATGAACGTAATGATAAACATACCTGTGTACAAGAATTTAAAACTGATTTACCTAATTTAGATAAAACCATTGGTAAAATTGTTAATATCCCAGTAGGTTGGTGGGTAACTAAAGAACAAAGGGAACACATAGTTAATAGTATTAGAAAAGGCTGGTAGTGGAGAAATTTGATTATTTAGCTAATTTTTGGTTTGGCCCCAGATCTTCTGTTAAGGAATTCAAATATGAACCAGGAAAGGGAGCTATACAAGCAGCCCATAATTTTGGTTCTTGGTATTATAAATTACACCATTATTATTTAGTTCATGCTCATTGTAAATTTTTATCCCAACACAAAATAGATAACTTAAATAAAATTCTATTTGTGATCAATATTCATAATGTTGATGAATTAAAAAGTAATTTAGATGATGTAAAAGAAATAATTGATTGGTATAATTTAGATATTGAAGTTATAGTTCATGATAATACTAATCATTCTTATGGTGCGTGGAACTGTGGTTTAAAACATTTATTAAAACATAAGACTATTTCAAAATATTGTTTTTTATGTGAAGATGATTATGTGCCTACAGATGAAAATTTTTATAAACCATTTTATGATAAGTTTAGTGCTTATTCTAAAGTAAGAAATACTGAAAATAAAGAAGTTGGCTATGTAGCTCAATTAGCTTCACTTATGGAATTAAGTGTTATTGCTCTTAAAGGTGAAAAACCTAAAAAAGTTGTTTATAGACATGCAGCTGTAAGTAATGGGTTTATTAATTTAGGAGCTGCTAAAAAATTAAATGAAGATGGAGATGTATTTACATTTTTTCAATCAATTAAAATTAATCAAATAAACACTTATCAATTAGGTGAAAGAGCTAGGGAACAAGTAATATTTACCGAAAAATTAACTAGTTCAGGTTATGAACTTAAAGATATTTCAGATGTTTGTTATATACCATTTGATGATAATAATACTAATAAGATAAAAGATTTTGGAATTAAGGATGGATATTGTCCTATAAAACCTTATAAATATCCTGATATCCTTCCATTAGATAAAATGGAAAAAAAGGATTTAAAATGGTTCTTAGGTATTAGAAATGATGATTCAACTAGACATTTTTTAGAAAATAATAATAAATTTACTTTAGATGAAGCTGAAAAATGGTTTGATAATTTAGATAAGGATAATTTATATCCCTATTTACTAATAAGAAATATAAGAAAATATTTTGATTCTAGTACTTCTAAATATGGTGGGATTAAAGACCATACTAAATTAAAAGGGATGTGGAAAGAAGAAAAATATGGTAAATTTGGCTATGTCAGACAAAATATGACTGAAGTTAATGGGGAAGAAATGGTAGAAATTGGAGTAGATATTGATCCTAAACACAGAAGAAAGGGTTTAGCTAGAGCTGCCTATGTTACTTTACTTAGGGATTTAGATAAAGCTAGTTTATGGGTTTTTGAAGATAATTTTGCTCGTAATTTATATTTTGAATTAGGTTTTAGAGATACAGGAGAAACACAAATAAATAGGGGTAGAAAAGAATATAGAATGGTATGGAAAAGAAGGGATTAAAATTTTTAATTTTATTATTTTATTATAATAGACCAAAAATGGTACTTAATGCTTTAACTAGTATTAATAAATTAAGCTATAAAAACATTGAAATAGCTTTTATTGATGATGGTAGTGATCATCCTGGTGAACCAGTTGCTAGAGAACACCTTAAACCTAGTATACTAAAAAAAGTTAAATTCTATAATACTAATGATACAATAAAACAAAAAATAGATAGAGGTGGAAGTGAATTTGGTAAATTAGCTAATGAAGCAGTTAAAAATTCAGATGCTGATATTGTTTTAATGTTATGTGATGATGATGCTTTATTTTCTGATTATTTAGATTATCTTAATAGATTTTATAAATTTAATCCTAGAATTAATTATGCTTATTGTAAATTAAAATATTATGATCCTACTAAGGTTGCTTACAATAAGGCCAAGGAAAATGAGGATGATGTAACTAATAAGTTAATTAATCCTGTTACTAATTTAGATTCATCCCAGGTAAGTTGGAGAATTAAGTGTATGAGAGAAAAAGATTTTTGGTTTCCTTATCCTAGGACAAGAAATTTAGATGCAGTTATGTTTGTTCATTTATGGCATCATTATAAACATTGTGCTCCACTAAAAGAATTTGGTCAATATAAGGGATTATTTGACGATCAATTAGGTAATAGAAAACATGGATATCACCAACTCGATCATTGGAAAAACGGAAGTGAATATGCTGGTGTAAAAATAACTCCTTTAGATAATAATCCAAAAGATGAGTATAAAGTAAAAGTAAAATGAGATCATCTTTAACATTACCACCTGATTGGGATAATTCACCTACAACCAGATTAATTAAAGAACAAGCCCGATCTAATATTAATGATAATATTTTACATTTCCATATTCCTAAATGTGCTGGTGTTTGGATAAAATCTGTAATTTATGACTGTAATGGAATGTTCCATAAATTTAATTTTGGACATACTTTAGCTACTGTAATGAAAGAAAAAGTAAAGAACCAAAATTATAATTGGGATGATTTTCATAAATTTGCAGTGGTTAGAGACCCATGGTCAAAACTTTGGTCATCTTATTCATATACTAAATGGGGTAGTGAAAGAAGAACTCAAAATCCTTTAACCGTTGAAAATGATCATATTTACTATCCTAAGAAAAAATACTTAGATGAAACTGTATCATCCTCTCATAGTGCGGTTATGACTGGGTGGATTGAAAATAATGAATTAGCTGATACATTTAAAGATTATATTAACTTTCTATATGATAAGTATAAAGAAAAAGATAGTTTTTTAAATAACCCATTTGTACCTTATTATGATACTAAACTAAAAGAAGTAATAATAAATTTACCTAAAAACTCATACATTATTCCTCAGTGGGTTTTATTATTTGATTTAGATGGAAAAACTCCTTTATATGATAAAGTATTTAAAATGGATGAATTAAATAAATTATTTGAATGGGCTTCTAAAATTAATAATGACCAAACGATTATCCTTAGATCATTATATACACCAAAACAAAATGTTTCAGTTAAAGGAATACATCATTATAACGTTTATGATGATGAAATGATTAATAAAGTAGGAGAAATATATAAAAAAGATATTGACTTATTTAATTTTGAATATTAATGTTACAATTTAAATTATATAAAGATCAAATCCAAAATTTGGGTGAAGTTGAAAGATTAGGTATTGCAGTAAAAGACCTTTTACCTGAATATTCATTACCTAAAGATTATGATGGTTGGTTCCCATTTACTCGCTTATGTTTTTCTTTAGGTGATTGGGCAGTAGTAAGTGGTTTGCCTGAAGCATTAAAGAAAAAATATCCTAAAATTAAAATTGCTTTACCCTCAAGATAT